CTTGAATAAACTGAAGCAGTGCTAAGTTTGAAAAATGCCCGCCGCGAAGATCGTCATCAAACGTGATTTTAGTGTCAGTGACACCGTTAAGGGCTTGCTCCAAGAGCGTTACAAAGATGTGACGTTTGTTTTGGAAGGGCATGGAGACCATGACCATCCAATAGGAGCGCTAGAGAGAGCAGTTAGTGAAGAAAAACTGTATCGTTGGGCTACTCATGATTTCAAAGATTATGAGTTAGCCATTTGTGACATTGGTGGTAATGCAAACCGCCATGCTGCAGCGGGTCGCATGAACGTTCATTCGTGTAACCCGGTTCTCGATGGGTCGGACGTGATTCGACGCCTCCCGGAGACGTACTTAGATGGGGCCAATTATTGTGATAAGAAATCACTCAATTGTGCTGCTCCCGTCCCAGACGTTTATATGGCAGTGCATTCGTTGTACTACCTAACCCCCGAAGAGGTTTTGGAACACGTCTATCGCTCGAATGCCAAGCGCCTGTACGCCGTAGTGCATGAATTTCGCCAGTTGTATGGGCACTTTCATGGCGCGGATAAGTCGTACGAGTCGAAATTCGAGTGTTATCCGAAGGGTGATAGTGTCTGGGTGTCAATGAGTGTGAAGGGCAATTCGGTGCCATACACGCATGACGCCTGTTTTTGGTTGGCGTCGGGCTATTTTGAAGCTTGTGGTCGTGCGATGGCTTGGACTGGCAAACGAGTTGGAGACTCGTGGATGTACAAGTTCGCACCGGCACCAACCGGATTGACGAAGGAACGGGTCAAGACAATGGGTTTGGTTGAATCTCTCAGCCAGGCTCACCATTATGGGGAAGTTGACGGTATTCTTGGATACGGAGATCAAGATAACTTTCGCCCCGTGATGGAGTTTTTGAGCATTGCCACTTGTAAGATTTCAAGTGTTTGTGGTGTGACCATCATTCGTGACACTGGGGGCAAACAAGTCCTCATCCCCAAGGATTTGGTTCATACGGTGGCGAACAAGTTCATTGGTTACGCGCGTGACAAGCACCTTTTGAAGGCTGTCATCGCAGAATTTCGCAGTCAGGTGCGAAAGATGAATTTGCCCCCGGCGGTTGCGACGGATACGATAGTGTACGGGAGCGCATTAGCATTCATTGTCTCGATTGACGGTGAAATTGCTGCGTTTAGTGCATTGTTGCAACCTAGATGGATGCGTGCCTACGAGAAATTGACGCAAATCATGCAGTTGGACATGGAAGTGTTCTTGTGTTGTAGCAAGACAGAACTTCCAAACCTGACGGTCCAATCCTACAACGAAACGCGTGCGAGCGTACCAAGTGCCATGTTTGATGCCAAACTGGCTTGGCCAAAAGGGCTCAATGGAGTGGAATGTGATCGTCCACTCGTGCCACGCAGGGCGGGGTCTCAAATCAAGTTCGCTTCCCGGGACAAGATAGAAGACAAGCCGCAGTTTTATTCGAATGCAGTTACATTTTCGAACTACATTCCCCTCGTGCCGTATGCCTCGTTGAATAATGAGGTTGTATCGGTTTGCAACCGAGCGATTATGCAAGTGCCGAAACCAGTGGAATTGGTGGCGCTTCGTTGCTTGGACGGGGGTACAGCAACTGCCGTTGACTTTCTGATGAAAGCCGTTAAGCGGTGGTTGCCTAAATTCACTAACAATCAAGCGATGACGATGGAACTCATTAACGCCAAATTTCAGGTGTGGAATGCTCGTTTCCCGAAGGCCAGAGCCAAATTGCAAGCACAAACCTACCTCCGAGTGAGGGAACGTGGTTACCTGACGGAACAGGACCATGTTTTTGACGGTTTTGTCAAACGCGAGTTGACTATGAAGGGTGGTCCCGAACCAGAAGACTTTGATCCGCGATGGATCCAAAGTCCTTCGACTGCATCCAATGTGGTGTCTGGTCCGTTCTTCTATCAGTTCAGCAAGCGACTGCAGGAAGTTTGGGGCCCAACAGCCAGCATTACGTATGCAGCCGGCATGACAGCGGAAGAGCTGGGTGCCTGGCGGGCTCAATTTGGAGACGAGGAAGTTCTGATTATCGTCAAGGATCAGAAACGCTATGATGCGCATGCCGAGAAACGCGCTTATGATACGAAGATGGCTTTTTACGAAGCTGCCGGGATTGATGAGTGGCCACTGGCGCGAGAGTCGTATGAGGGTCAGAAAACGAAGAGGGGCTATTCGTCGAAAGGAGTTCGATGGAAAGTCAAGTACACGGTAGGTTCAGGGCAACCCGACACGTCGTGTGGAAATTCTTTGTGGAATGGTCTTAACGTTGAGGCCTTTCTGGAGTGCATGGAGGTGCACAAGAAAGCCAAAACTCTCGTTATGGGCGATGACGCTATCATCGTTCTGCGTGTCGCTGGTATCAGTCAGGAGATCATTGACCAAATGTTGACTGACATCAAGGCGTATGATCTGTCCATGGGTTATGAGGCTACGGCCACAATTACGACCCATTGGTATGAAGCAGAATTCTGTTCTTCTTTGTTTTGGCCTGTTGAGGGTGGCTTTGTTCTGGGACCGAAACCTGGACGCCTGCTGCCTAAGATGGGTTGGAACTTGAAGGAGTTGAAGCCGCCACAAGTTAAGGGCATGTTGCTAGGCATGAAGATTCAGTGCGGATTTGTTCCAGTGCTGAGGAAATATGTTAAACATTGTCTGGGTGCTATGGGTAAAGTCAAGGCCGAGGTCTATGATGATCCCCGTAGCATCTACAAGAGCTTGGTGGTGAGTCAACATGTGGCGAATTCAGCAACAGATCAGTTCTTTTTCGATCGCTATAAACAACAAGTGAAGGACATGGAAAGTTCCTTTCAAGACGCAATCCAAGGCGCGTGTATCACCGCGTGCATTGATTGGCGTGACATCAGCTATTTGCTAGATGTCGACTTGTAGTTTCTCTCTCTCGGTGGATGAAAACCCTTCCACCGTAAATTAAGGGTAGCTTGCATAGTAAAAACAAAAATGGTTAAAAAGAAAGTTTCAATCAAGATCGTTCCGCAGAAGAAGTCTGTGAAGCGCGTCAAGAAGAAAGAAGCTGAATTGACACGATTGGGTGGCGCCTTGCGCATGCTTGGTGGCCTTGGTGGTCGCACTATTGGATCCATGGTTGGTTATGGAGACGTTGGTGCTCAACAAGGCACAAACTTGGCAGCTTCCATTTCGCGATGGTTGGGATCAGGGGACTATTCTGTTTCATCGAATTCGCTCACTCAACGTGTGGCTGCCGGTGGGACCATTCCAGCGATGCACAAGGAAGGCCAGACGGTGATTGTTCGACACAAGGAGTTTATCTCTGAAGTCTTGAGCAGCACCACGTTCAAGGTCCAACAGCAATTCAATATCAATCCAGGACTATCGTTGACTTTTCCGTGGTTAGCGGGTATTGCTGCACAGTTCTCTGAGTATCGCATTCGGGGTATGGTGTATCACTACGTTCCAACTAGCGGCGACGCGATCAATGGAACGAATCCAGCAATTGGATCTGTGATGCTCCAGACGTCCTATCGAGCCAGTGAATCAGCCCCCACAAGCAAGATCGAGCTCCTAAACGAGTATTGGTCCAGTGAGGCAAAGCCCAGCGAGCCATTCTGTCATCCGATCGAGTGTGATCCAAAAGAGAATCCATTCAACGTGCAGTACATTCGCACTGGTTCCGTATCAGCTGGTGATTCCGTGCTCATGTACGACTTGGGTAAGACGACGTTAGCTGTCTCGGGCATGCCTGCGACCGGCAACGTTGTTGGTGATCTTTGGGTCACATACGAGATCGAGCTCCGTAAGCCCATTCTGACCGATTTGAACGGCACTGATGTTCTCACGCTCTCCTCATACGCTACGAGTTACGTGTCTGCTGCGGTACCTTTCGGGACGAACATGATAATTAGTGCAGGAACTTCCTTCGCAATATTGCCCATCTTCGGCACAAACACCATCACTTTCCCAGCTGGAAGTGTTGGAGCCTATCAAGTGGTCGTGATGCACACAGGAGCAACCTCTGCCGCCTACGGATCTCCATCCATCTCTGGTCTAGGATCTTCTCTCATTTCAAGTCTTGGCGACGCTCTTGGTCACTCTACAGCGTACACCGTTGGAACGCAGAGTGCGTTCAACATCGCGGCGATTCAAATTACAAATCCCACGACTACTACTGTTCTGACTTTGGGCGCCATCACGCTAACTGGTGTGGTGCGGGTCGACGTGAACATCACGCAAGTCAATCCACTTTCTTAAATCGACATCCTTGATTAACTATAAACATAAAACCGTAAACATTTCTTTCTATGCAGCACTGGGGCGCAAAGTGGGCTGATGAACCCCCCCTATCAATCGCGTTTAATTCAAAGGCACAGAATTTGTCACCTGTGTTGGATGTAATCGACTACCATGGCCTGTGAAACCCACTTATTATGGAACGTGAAGATCGGA